TCGGCAGATACGCTCTGAGTTAATGAGTTTGCAATGTCAGTAAGGGTCGTATTAGCCCATGTAGAGCTAATCGTTGTGCCTGTGACAACAGGATTTCCTGCTGGAAGTGAATATACACCGCTACCGTTTCTACTCATTTGCTTGTCCTCTTAAAGCATTTACCGCATTAACACCGCCTTGTGTAAATAATAACCGAGCTAAATTTGCTTGTTCAGGCGAAACAGTTGCTTCTAAAGGCTGTCTGCCAGCCAACTTCATTAATGCGGCAGCTTTTCTTGGGTCTAATAAAGTTTCTGCCATTTCGGAAGTAAGGCGTTTATTTGCTGCGCCATACGCAATATCTTTAACTCTTGCGCCAATATTTCCGACTGTTTCGGCAAGACCACGCCTTCTAAGTAAGTTAGGAAGGTTTACCTCTTGAAGCATATTATTATAAGCCAAGTTTTGCATGGTATTTGAGCCAACTCCACGACCAGCAGTATTAGCAAAATCAGTACGCATCATGTCATCTTTAATAGCTTGCAATCTTGCTAATTGCGCCTCAGATAACAAACCTTCTTTTTTGGCTTTTTCTAACTCATTAGAAAATCTATTTAAATAGGTAGAATAATCGGTGCTTTTGGTTGATTTTTCTGCAATATTGGAAATTGTCTGTAATTGCTCAACTGGCTTAGATAGCCTTGCATAAGTCTGTCTAGCTTGTTTATATTCAGGGCTGACCGTTTCAATAAAACCTAACAATCTATCTTTGGCTGCATTTAAACCATCTAATTCAGCACTTTTTGCACCACCGCCATCTCTTTCAAGTTTAGCTTTAACAGCATTAATTTGCTCATCTAATGCCATTTTTGTTTCGTGCAAGCCTTGTAATGAACCGTTAGGATTGCCGATGTCATACCCTTTATTTAAAGCATTTTCTTTAGCTTGAGCCATTGCTCTTTTAATTGCTGGAGTTTGTGCTAAAGAAGCAACATCTTTTTTTAATTCTGGAGTTAATTCCGAAAAATCCATTGCTGTATTTAATGCTGGCGTGTAAAGCTCATCACCAATTTTTGACCTTAAATTTTCATATTTAGCCATTCTTGTTGGAGATGCAATATTTTCTAAAGCGTTTGTTCTAGCAGCAATATTCTGTGCTTGGCGCTGTGCCAAAGCATTGGTAGCTTCAGTAGATGAGTTTAATGCTGCTCTTTGCATTGCAGCCAAACTTGGTATTCCAGCAGCTTCCCCAACTGTAGGCAAAGAACCTGGTACTAATTCTTTAGCATTTCTAAGGTTTTCAATAGCTTGTTCAGCGTCATTTCCAGAAAATTGACGCAATGCACGACCTAAAATTAAATTTCTGCCCGCTTGATTAAATGGTTCTAAAGCTGCTTTTCCTGCGCCATAAACAGTATTGGCAACTTTTCCAATAACAGGAGCAACGCCACCAAAAGCTGAACCAACACCAGTATTTAATAATTCTTGTCTTAATAAATCTGCTCCAGTTTTGCCAGTTTCTTCAGGTGTTAAAGCCCCTTGAGCAGCTCCAACGGCAGCGCTTTGAACATAAGGGCTTAATTTAGCAAAACTAGGAATCATTCCGATTCCTTTAGACATTGCTGAAGCTGGCAATATTGCACCAGCTACACGACCAATTCCATAAGAAGCAGGGTTTTCTTCGCTATAAACATCAGCTTGTTCACTCAATCTTTTCGCTAATTGACTTGTGCCTAAATTTCCATTAGTTACTAGTTGAGCAGCAGCAACAGCAGGGTCAATAAATGATTTCGTAGCTCCAGCCATTGCAGACTCTAATGGTCTTGGGGTTGGCAAAACATTGGTTCGGTCAATACCTTGTGGACGACCTACAGCAGCTCCACCTCCAGTTTCACCAAAAGCAGTATTTAAAGGCATACCCTCAGGGCTAGTAACTTCTACACTAGCTTTTGGTTGGTATAGCTTTTGTGCTTGTGCAATAACATCATCATGAGAAGCTCCAGAAGGGCCTTCTAAAGTTATTTCTTTACCATCAGGAGCTGTAACGATATATTGAGCCATTATTTCACCGTTTTAACAGACCATCCACCTGCTGATGGAATACTTAATTGTTCATTAGCGTTTGCTGGTGTTTTTGCAGCTTTTGGTGGGGTAGTTTTTAATTCTAAACCTTGATATGGGTCATAAATAATGTTTTCTGGATTTACTCCATATCTGCCAGAAATATCACCATAATACTTAGCAACATCGGCAAACTGTTGTTTTTGACTATTGACCAAATCACCAGCAGATTGAGTAAACTCATTGCGCTGTTGAGGAGTTAATCTTTGACCGTTTAATACACGATTGTATTGCGCCATAACAGAAGCTGGAACTCCTCGTGCATTTTCAGCAGAAGCATACTCGCCTTCACGAACAGTAGAACCTGGGTCAAGAATTTTCATATAACCAAATATGCGTGACATATCACCAGCAGCCGTTTCAGGCGCACTAACAATCTTGCGGTATGCTTGGCTAATTTGAATATGTGGTTGCGCTTGATTAAGAAATGAAGTGCGTAATTGATTTTCTTGAGGACTAATTGCAGCATTTTTAGATGCATTAGCTACTTCAATATTTCTAAGTCTAAGTTCTTCTTTTTGATAAGGCGTAATTTGTGTTGCCCAATCATTATAAGTGCCTTTAAATCCATCTTGAACAGCTTGTTTATATTCAAGAACTTTATCAGGTGTTTTAGGCAAAGTATTCTGAATTAAAGCTGGAACAATCGCTTTAACTTGTGGGCTTTCTGATTGTAATGCGGTCTGCAATGCAGCTTGAGGATTAGCCTGTACAGCAGGGTACTGAATAGATGGTGCAACACCATTGTAAGCAGGGCCAGCCAACTCTTGATTAGATGCTGGTCTGCCTTGTAATTGAGTCATTACATTGGTTAAATCTTCGTTACCTTGTTGGCGTAATTGTTGTGCTAATGCAGCAGCCTGTGTATCAGCTTTATTACCAAGATATTGACCAGCTAAAGCATTAGCTAATGGCACTAAATTTTGAGTAAAGCTAGGCGCAACATAATGCCCTGAAATCATTTGACCTTGAGGCTGTTGCTGACTGTTTTGCAAAAGCATATTAGCCAACTGTTGTTGGCGGTTAATTTGCTGTTGTTGAGCGTATGCTTCTGGCGATAATGTGCCAGCGTTACCTAAATTTAGTGTATCAGCCATTATTTCATTCCTGCATCTTGTTGGGCTAACATCAAGCTCTGTTGAGAATATGGGTCAGTTCCATAAGTATTAGCCGTAGATAGTTGATTCAACGGCATATATGGAGAAATACTGTTTTGGTAAACACCACCTTGTTGGCTTTGAGGATTTTGACCCTGACGCAAAGCTTGAGCTAAAGCCATTGGGCTTGCTTGACCATTGTCTTGATAAGCCTGTGATGCTTGTTGTCCTAACTGATTTTGTGCAGCAATTTGTTGATTTTCAAATGCTTGTTGTGCGCCAATATTTTGAAATACTGGAGATAAACCAGTTTGGTCATTTAAAAAGCCAGAAGGCATATAAATGCTTGTATAGGGATTAGCCATTTAGCACTCCATAATTAACCATTTTGTAGCCATCTGGGCGTGTAATAACGGCTTCTGGCATAACTTCTTCAACTTCTTGCGCCATAACGCCAATAAACTTGCCATGACCAGCTTCATCTTTAAATTCTGGCTTGTATTCGTACTCATATACTGGTAAACCATTAGGTAACCAGCCAATTTCTTTAATGTTTTCTTTCATGCGAATATCTGATGCAGCAATAATTCCAGCACCACCTAATCCAAACAATCCGCTATTTAAACCAGCTTGAGCAGCGTTTTGAGCATTAGAACCAGCTAAAGAAGCGTTGTAACCAGCAGTTGTAGCGCCCAAAATATCTGCGCCAGAAGTGGTAGCTTGTTGTGGTGTGTTTACAAAGGTTGGGTTTTGCACTTGTGCGCCAGTACGCAATGCGCTTAATGTATTGAGTGGCATATTGTAGTTTGTAAGCGCTTGGTTGTAAGCCTGTTGGTTTGCATTTAAACCTACGCCAATACCTTGTGTTGTGGTCTGTGCCAACAAATTATTCTGACTATTATTCAAGTCTTGCAATGCGTTGTTATAGGCTTCTGAACCAGGTTGAATACCTTGGTTTGCCAACTGAGTCAATGTTTGGCTTCTTTGGCGGTCAATTTGTGGCTGAAGAATTTGCATTTCAGCGTTTTGATAAGACTGACCAGGGTTAATACCTACAGACGGTAATGTAGGATTAAATCCTTGCCCCATTGTATTTTGAACATTTTGCAATGAGGCATTAATAGTTGAACCTAAACCTAAACTCGCATTGTTTTGGTTATTTAAAAGCTGTTGTCCAACAGGCGATAAACTCGTGTTGGCGGTGTACATTGGGTTGCCAAATTGGTCTGTACCAGTTTGGTTATAAGTCAAGCTACCGTATGGGGTATTTTGATTAATTAAACTGCCAGCAAGGGCGGCACGAGCAGCGTCAATATTACCTGAAGCTGTAGCTTGCGCTGCGCCAGTATAATCTGGCGTAGGAGGAGGACTAGGCGCAGGGCCTAAACCTAAAAATCCACCACCACCCATATCATTCTCCTTTTGCTGTTCTCAAAGGGCATTTGATGTCGAGCCATCGACAATCTTCACGCCTCATAGCCATAATCACTAAGTCACCATCCATGTGAGCATCGGGGATTTCGGCTACCACTTTAAAACCAAGGTGTCGGTTTAGTCTTAGGGCAGATTCATTATCTGCACAAACTTGCCCTAGTATAACGCTAACTCCAAGTTTATTAAAGGGATAATCGAAAGCCGCCCACAACAAATCACGACTCATCCAATTTACCTCATCTACTGCTGCAATGTGCATTTGACACGCTTTGGGCATAAATCCATTAAAACCCACTACAGCGACCAAATTGCCATCTATTTCTTGCCCGATTGAGACTGTATCTACAGGTAATGGGTGATTCATCATGCGAACCAGCCAATCTCCCATATATTGCTGATTTTCTGTAGTAACACGCCTCAAAGTATGCCACCTCGTTCCATTACAAAGTCTGTGGAATCCCAATGAAATTCAATACCCTGAGATGCTACATTAAATGTCAAACTAGCTGCATATCCTACGCCTGTAACACCTTGCCAGCTTTTAGAAGTTGTTAATGAGCCGCCCCAATTTTGAACATCCCACTTAGAAGTGTCCCAAACACCATCATTGATAAGCGCAGGGTTAAAACTTAGCGTATTTTGAGGATTAGCAGCGTCATAATCAAGGCTAATACCGCATAAAAGCGTTGGAATAGCCCTATCTACCTGAATAATTGGGCGAACCATTGTGAAGCGTTTTAATTGTCCTCTTGCCTCAAAATAATTGTAGGCTTGTTGGGCTACACCGTTAATATTGTTGCCAATATCTGAATTTCCATTCCAAAATTGTCCAACATAGCCTGGGCCACCAAAATAACAGTTGTCATAATACATCTCAAAACATGACGCTGGAATATTGGTGAAATTAGCCCATGACTTTGTAATGGTGTGCATTACATATTGCTGTGTTCCGCCTGAAATTGGAATGTTGAGAATAAGCATCTGTGGTTTGGCAAAATACATAATTTGCCAGCCAAAATTGGTGTTGTAATTTTGCGCTGCGGTAGCTACCGCTTGGAATATCTTGTCTGTTAAAGCAATTCGAGGGTCAAGACGACTCGATTGAAGCTCTGCGGTCAATGGCATTAAGCCATCATTGGTCAAAATCAGAAGGTCGCCAGCCCATTTGAATAAACATCTACGGCTAAATACATAACCAATTTGCCAAACGCCTTTTAAAGCCCATGTAGATGCAGAAGATGGGTCAGTCCCTTGGTAAACGATGACCTCACCCATATTGGTAATAAAGACAGCAAAGTCATCGACACCGTAACCAGCATCAAGAGTCCAAGTACCCATAGCCTGAATAAATCCACCATTTCGTGCAATTCCTCCAAAATCTAATAATTGCGCTGCCCCACCTAAAGAGTTGGTAGGCATATACCAGACTCGCAAAGTATTCTCTTGAACAAAATACAAGCGGTTTTTAAATAGGTTTACATTGACAAAAGTGCTTGAATCTACGCCAGTAATGCCTAAAACAGTATAAGAACCCACTACAGTAGCATTTGAGCTTGGCGCAGTCGCCATTGTGTATGTAAATGTTGAAACGCCTGTAACGGTAATGACATAAGCACCGTTATATTGGGTTGGCGTAGCCCCAGAAATAACTACTTGGTTATTTGTTACCAATCCATGCGGAGAAGCTGTTGTAACAGTCGCTACTGTGCCTACATGAGTAATACTTGAAATCGTCTGGGCTGTGCTGGTTGTTGCCATTGTGAACCAGCTTGTGCCGTCATAGACCATTGTGGGGTCTGTGCCATTACAAGCGACTAAATAATCACCACCAATGTTGGAAAAATTGATGTGTTGCAGTTTATCGCTAGTTAAGCTAGAAAATGAAGTTGTCGCTGTGCTTGTAGAAGCGTTATAAATCTTGTTTCCAGCAGCAGCAAACAGGGTTTGGCTGGTTGTCCCTGCATAGGTCATCAAACTATTGACTTGACCTGTAATTCCTGTAGAAAACTTGGTGTAACCCCTACGCAATTCCACATCGTAAGGAGTTGGGAAAAAGTTTGTAAGCTGAACGGCATCCAAAGGTGGCATTTCTGCCAGCGAATCTCTGGCGTTCCAGCCACCAATAGGCGCTGCAAGACTAGCAGTAACGGCTGTACGACCCCTTGCCATTATGTGCCATATCCAGTATCAGGGATATTAGCCCATCCAATAAGCACTTTGCTTGGATTAGGTGCAAATGACAGGTTAGGAGCGCCTTTGTCATTGGCTTTGGCAATCGAAAGATAGCGCATATAGTCTGCTTGCA